ACCATCCTTCCGCCTGTACTTCCCGTGAGACTTCTAACAAAGTCTGATAGGCAATCGCAACGTCCGGGTTGGTTTGAGTATCTACTTTATAAGAAACAACTGAACGCTTCATCGTAATATTACCAGTGGGTGTAGCATGGGTAATATTAAGAGTATATTGATATGTTTCAGGTGTTGTACCTTGTGCTGTACCAGCAGTAGAGACAGTAGTATTAGCTTCTACACCAGTTCCAGTAATATAAGTACCAATTTGTAGGTCAGAGGTTTCAGTGGTTAAAATTACACCAGTGATAGAACCAACAAATGTACCAGTAGATTCAAGGACAAAAGTTTCTTCAGTTGTTAACGTGTTTACAGGTGCTTGACCACATGACTGCAGGATTTTATTTACAGCACGTAACTCTTGTTGAGTATCAGTGGTTGGATAAGCCATAATTTATTAATTAAAAAAAAGGGCCTCCGAAGAGACCCTATAGGTTGATATAAATCAGAATGCAGAAGGTGCAGAATTTCCAACGTACAGCTCAACAGCTGCAGCAGGATTGATGTAGTCTGCGCCCATTGCAAGACGTCCAAGAATCACGTCGCCCTGGTAGATGACGGATACGTCACCACTGGTTACTTGAACCTGGGGGCCGATAGCTTCAACAACACCAGCCGCTTCCTTTTGGAAGATCAGACCGGCAGACTTAGAACCGAATTCTGAAGCAGTACCGTAGTCATTGTTGATGCCAGTAGAAGCGCCGGAAGCATCCTCTAGCGAAGGACCGATGAAGTCACCGGTATTGCCAGGATCAGTCTGTCCAGTGTTTCCGCCGTACTTGGTGCCGTACTTGCCAAGGAACGGAATGTTCATTGACTTGTAGACGTGGATACCAGCGATCTCGATGATGCCGTTACCGCCTTGCAGAGCTGTGCCCTGGGCGTCACGGTTCACCAAGCCGTTAGAACCAACAGCTTGAATCAGTTCGTAGTACTGGCGAGGGTTGAGGACAGCGCAACGTCCGTCTGAACTCACTCCCTTTTCGTCCATAGCAGCTGCAGCGTCATAGAACGCAGCAACAAGTGCAGAGGAAGAGAAAGCATCAGAGTCGTTGTTAGTTGCACCAACACGAATCTGTGTACCACCGGGCTCTTCGAATCCTGTTGCACTAACAGGAGATGCTGCGCGAGCACCGCGTGCAATAGCACGGAACGTCAAGCGGTCATATTTTTCTGCGAGAGCGTAGCCGATTTTACGGCTAATTTCTGAGCGCAGATCGTAATGAGAAAGAGTCTCATCAAGGTCATATACGAAGGCTGAGCTGATCAGCAGGTCGTCAACCGTGATGGTCTTCTCTGCCACTGGCGGCGCACCGTCAGTGTTACCTAGGATCGCATTTCCAGGAGTATGGTACTCAGCTTTGGTGCGACCCGTGTAGATGAACTGCAATGATTTGCCGTTCTTAAGTGTACGCTTCATCACCAAATCGCGAGCGATCGCGTTATGCTGGAAGCCTTTAAACATTTCACCTGAAAACAGTTTCAGGTAAAGAGCTCTCTTATCACCAGAGAGATTAGCCTGACCTACCTGTGTAAGAGCGGTAGTCAGGGTTGAATTTTGTTGTGCCATTTTTACGAGAGTGTATTAATCGACTCTCAAAGATCTTTGAGTTATTCAGTTGTAAGTGTGGTCTATCCCACCGTCTAGACGGCTAAGGGTATCCTCGTAAGGGCCAAAGCCAATAAGTGAGGGAGGACTTGAACCTCCCTGTTAGCCTTAACTAATCACTTGGTGTATGCGACACCCCGATACACATACCTGCGTGGTACACGTGTCATGATGTTTACCTCCGTAGAGATCTAACAGTCCCGTTCCATACTGTTAGTAGCATGCGTCTTCTACATTGTGTCAAACAAAACTTCGAGTTTTAATTTGTCTAATTGAGCCTTTAGTACCATCAAAGCTTCTTGTTCTTCTGGATCACCTCCAGGCCAAAACTTAAGGTAATGGCTGACAGCTTTATGCATAAGTTCAATATAAGCATCGTTTACTCTAATTTCGTATTCCATAATTAAGAAGATGAACGGACGGGTTGCTTAACCAACAACTGGTGCCTTCAATGCGATAGGCACAATGTTGTTTGCTGCCAGATCAAGCGGGAAGTTATGAGCATTCCTTTCGTGCATAACTTCAAGTCCAAGATCTGCACGGTTTAGTACATCAGCCCAAGTGTTTACAACTTGACCTTGTTTTGTTAAAACTGATTGGTTGAAGTTAAGACCATTCAGATTAAACGCCATAGTTGATACACCAAGAGCAGTGAACCAAATACCCACAACTGGCCAAGCAGCCAAGAAGAAATGAAGAGAACGAGAATTATTGAAGCTCGCATATTGGAAGATGAGCCGTCCAAAATAGCCATGAGCTGCGACAATGTTGTAAGTCTCTTCCTCTTGTCCAAATTTGTAGCCATAGTTAAGACTTTCTTTTTCAGTCGTTTCACGAACAAGTGAAGACGTAACAAGGGAACCATGCATAGCTGAGAACAGAGCCCCACCAAATACGCCGGCAACGCCAAGCATATGAAAAGGATGGAGCAAAATATTATGTTCAGCCTGAAAGACGAGCATGAAGTTAAACGTACCGGAAATGCCAAGAGGCATGCCATCTGAAAAACTACCCTGCCCAAGCGGGTAGACAAGGAAAACTGCGGATGCAGCAGCGACCGGAGCTGAGTAAGCAACACAAATCCAGGGCCTCATTCCCAATCGGTAACTAAGTTCCCATTCGCGTCCCATGTAAGAAGCGATACCGATAAGGAAGTGGAAGACGACGAGTTGGTAGGGACCGCCGTTGTACAGCCACTCATCGAGTGAACCTGCTTCCCACACTGGGTACAGGTGCAGACCGATTGCGTTGCTGCTTGGCACGACAGCGCCGGAGATGATGTTATTTCCATAAATAAGAGAGCCAGCGACGGGTTCTCGGATGCCGTCGATATCAACAGGTGGAGCTGCAATAAATGCAACGATGAAGCAGGTAGTTGCTGTAAGAAGAGTAGGGATCATCAGCACACCAAACCACCCGACATAGAGACGGTTGTTGGTGCTAGTTACCCACTCACAAAATGATTGCCAGGGTGTTTGCTGGCGTGAAAGAATTGTAGTAGTAGCCATTAAAAAGATTAGTTCATTGTTTTATGTCATCGGTTAAGTAAGACCAGTTGTTTGGGTCTGGCAACCCAAAGAAAGGGGGTCCGACTCTGAGGTGCCCCCGTTCTGATTATTTCTTTAGAAAACTCCAGGGATAAGTTGTCCAGTTGTTACATACGATCCGATAGCTGCAATGACGCCAAGCATTGCTAGGCGACCGTTCAGCATTTCAGCTTTTTCGTTGTGTGTCACAGTTACTTCTTCCATATACATACGTGGTTCAGTTGGCCAAATTTGGGTGTCGTTCATTAGAAGTTGTATTTAAGTCCGAGCTTAGTTCCGTAGTTGTTGTTGTCGTCACCAGTGATGAAAAGTACCTCACCATATGCATCGAGGTTTTCAGTCAGTGGAACGGCACCACCAGCTTTACCAGACAGCTCGACAGTACTGTCTCCACCATCAGGAGAGACGATAGCTGGGCCACCCTGAATGTACCAATATTCGCCTTCGTAACCTACGTGGTTATCAATCACAGTACCGCCGTAGTCAGTACCAGACCAGCCAGAATTGGCTTCGATGTTTACGTAAGGTCCAGCGAAAGCAGGAGTTGCAGCCACAAAAGCGGCAGGGAGGATAGCAAAAATTTTTTTCATTATCTAAGTTGTTTATTGTTTAGAAATTTACGTTTGAGTTTTCAAGCTTTGTCATCACCTCTTGGCGATAAGCAGGGTCACGGTCATAACGTGGGTCTTGCATTGCTGCTACCACTTCAGCCTGACTCTTGAATCCTTTTACTGTTTCTGACGGAGCCTTACCTTGCAGTAGATTTCCGTCTACACCAACAGCATCTTTGAACCGATACGATAAAGCTTGCATTGCAAAATATGCAGCGTTCATATCACCTGAATCGATAACAGAATCATACATATTGATTTCATTATCATTCAGATTTTGACCAGCCCACTGAATCATTTCATTGTAGGTTTTATCACCTCCAATAGAAGCTTTCAGTGTCTTTGCTGCTTCTTCAGTAATCTGTTGTTTCTTGTTTGAGTTTCTATATTCCAGATACATCTTTGCAAGATCTTCTGGCTTTGAATCAGATAGTTCTTTTAAAGTTTCTTCTGTATATTCACCTTGTTCATCCCAAAGACGATCAAACAACGATGCTTTAGAAGTCTCTTCAGTTGACTCTTCTGTCTCCTCAGGTTCTTGAGTTGTCTCCTCTTCCTTTGGACTACCTAATTTTTTTTGGAGTTCGATGTAAGCAGCTTCTAGCTCTTCAGCATTCTTATATTTACCTGCGAGGCGGTTATCTTCTGCCTCTTGCATCTCCTCTCCAATTTGCAGTGACTCTTGTTCATCTGCATTTAACTCTCCCTGATTTTCATCAGGAAGCATAGACAATACTTCAGCCATTAATTATTTTATTGAATAGGTGGTTGTTGTTGTTGCGCTGCCTCAGCTGCTGCTAGTTCACCATTCTTTGATGGATCCATAGCAGGTGTCTTCATCGCTTCAATATCCAGTTGCTGTTGTTGCATCGCCATTTGTTGTTGTTGAGCAGCCATTGCTTCTTGTTGTACTTCTTGCATTGAACGTACAAGATTCAGTACATCAATACCTTGTGCTGCAGCGAGGCGTTTAATTACCTCATCAGTGTTGATGAATGTGTTGATCGCTTCGGGGCCGAGAGTCTGAGCTAAAATTGTTAGGAACTGTCCTAGGCTTTCTCTATCCTGGCCCCGTCCAAGCGCATTAATACCAGCAACAATTGTTGGTTTAACAATGTCCTTAGGAATTTTAGGAATTTCACCACTCCTTTGGGCATCACTTAGTTTTCGGTTCAGATAAGGTACAAGGAAATCAACAGTAAGCAAGCTGAATAGTCCGCCAAGTTGACTTTCTAGTTCAAATTGAGTCATACGAACTTCTTCGGCTGTGGTGCGTTCCGACTGTCTAATGTTTAAGACAAGGAATGCTTCACTTAACCTACGTTCAAGTGTAGTTGCCATTTCAAAAGCAGTTCTGAAATCAGCAGTCTTACCTACTTGTATTACACCAATGTCATCTGGTCTACCTTGGATGATTGCTCCATTACCTGCCTGTGCAAGTGTGGAGGGTTTTGTTGTACTTGACGGTGATACGGTAAATACCACTTTTGCAGCTGCTGCAGAGCCTTCTACAAGTGCCTGAGACAATCCCTCAAGGGACTTCAAATCTCCTATGAACTGGCTCACTCTGCCTCTACCGTAGCCTTCACCATCGACAGTATTGAATCTCAATGGAATCCAAGGATTGATATCTAAAGGTGCCTTACCTTTTGAATCTTTCAATACTGTATCGTGTACTTCTTGGTGCCATATAAATCTGTTGTTGTCACGTTTAATATGCGTGTAGACATCAACATCATCTGACTTCATATCGTCATCGGTGACCTGATCCAGAACCTCTTTTGGTAATTGTTTCTGAATAAGTTCTTTGGCGATACATTCTTTTGTGACTATTTCAATCACTTGACCGTTGCCATCTCTCTCCACTACGTAGCGGTTCAGAGGATATACCTTAATTCCATGCTTACTCATATAGACGAGAGCATTACCACCGACTACTAAATGTAGTAGCGCTTGATGTACAGCAACTCGATCATCAGAAGCAGAGATAGAATCAAGAATAATTCGTTCTACCTTTGCAAAAGATAAGTCAAGTTCTGACTTCATTTGAGGAGGAAATTCTTCTCCAAGCTGACTTTCGTCTAATTGTAGTTTGAAGAAACTTGTCTGAACAGGTAGCAAAGCAAGCATTAATTTACTTGCAAGTGTTACAACTCCTTTTGCACCAACTGATTGGTACGGTGTATTGAGTTGCTTCATACCTGTCATGTGTTCTTCATGACCTCTGATTAAGTATGGAAGAGTAAGCTCTGATGCTTGCCGTGCTTCTTCTAGAAATTGTGAACGGTCGCTTGATAAATGGTCATACCTTGTTCGTGCTGACATTTTTTATACGTTCATGTGTTTAATCCTTAGACCTTCTCTACCAAATTGACCGGCCATTCCTTGACGTCTAATTGTCTGTAATGCAGGATTATTTGATTGAGCTTGTCGGACACCCATAGAAGATGCTCTAGTATTTGGGGTTCGATTTGATTTAAGAGTATTTGTCATCTCTGCAATAGTACTCTCATAAG